CCATCTTTAATGGCACTGCTTGGGAGAAAGTTGATAACACTGACCTTGTGACTTCAGTTGCAGGGCGTACTGGTGCTATTACTCTGACCACTGCTGATGTTAGTGGTTTGGGAACAATTGCTACCCAAGCGGCAAGCAATGTCTCTATCACTGGTGGTTCAATCACGGGTATCACAGATTTGGCAGTTGCTGATGGTGGTACGGGTGCATCTACTGCTGGTGATGCCAGAACTAATCTAGGGTTGGTTATTGGGACTGATGTTCTGTCTCCAAGTGGCTCGGCTGCAAGCCTGACCTCTTTCCCTACTTTCAACCAAAACACCACTGGCACAGCATCTAATGTGACGGGTACTGTTGCGGTTTTGAATGGTGGTACAGGTGCAACTACTACATCTGGGGCAAGAACTAACCTTGGCTTAGTGATTGGCACTGATGTGTTGGCTCCTAATGGATCAGCCGCATCTTTGACCTCATTTCCAACATTCAACCAGAACACCACTGGAACTGCGGCATCTACACCTAAACTCTTGACTACAAACTTCACGATTGAAGAAAGTGGTGGAAAGTTGATATTCAAGTATGGGGCAACGACTATTGCATCAATGTCTTCAACTGGAGTCATTACATCTGTAACTAACATAGTTGCAAATGGAACACCTTAAAGGAAAGTAAATCATGGCAACCTCAACACTAGGTTCTGGAACACTTGTTCTTGCTGGAACCACATCAGGCACTACTACAGTCACGGCAACTGCGGTGGCGGGTACTACCACTTTAACGCTTCCTGCGGCTACTGACACTTTGGTTGGTAAAGCAACGACTGATACGCTGACCAATAAGACGCTTGGTGCAGTTACCCTTGGTGGAACAGTGGCAGGTGGTGGCAATCAGATTAACAACGTCATCATCGGTACAACTAGTCCGCTTGCTGGTGCGTTTACTACGATTGAAGCAAGCACTTCTGTACGGTCGGGCACAACTGGGGCATCGTTGTTAATAAAACCAGTAAGCGCAACGCCATCTGATGGCGTGGAGATTATCAACACTTTCTTTACAGGCTCACAAGGGCCGTTATTATTTAAAGACGGTACAACTACCAGAATGACCCTCAATGCAAGCGGCGGTCTTCAAATTTTTAACACCATTGGCGTGGGCAATACAATCCCATCAACAAGCGGCGCTGGCATCACCTTCCCCGCAACTCAATCAGCATCAACTGACGCAAACACGCTAGATGATTATGAGGAGGGGACTTGGACTCCATCTGTTGGTGGAACTGCTACTTATGGAGCGCAAACTGGATATTATGTAAAGGTAGGAAAAATTGTTTATGTAAAAGGAACAATTATTACTACTTTAATTGGAACTGGCTCAACAAATACAATCTCTGGATTGCCATTTACTTGTAGAGTTACAACGCCTCTTTCTGTTGCGTATTTCGACACAATAAATACAGCGGCTACTTTTTTAGGTATTAGAATTAGTCAATCCAACACAACTATGTTACTTGTTGGTACTACAGCCGCACAAGCGACAATTACAGATAGTTTCAGCACATTTAAAAATGGAACATATCTTGAATTTGCTGGTGTTTACGAGGTGGCTTAAAAGCATCTTAATTATTTTTATCAAACATAAAGGAAAATCATGTCAATTACCAAAACCACAACTGTTGACCAAATCACAGTCACCGAAAACGGCATCGTTCTCTACCGTGAAGCTACACGCATCATGGAAGATGGCAACGAACTGAGCAAAACCTTTCACCGCACAAGCCTCACGCCGGGTCAAGACTTGACGGGCATCCCTGCCAATGTCGTTGCAATCTGCAATGTGGCTTGGACTGCTGAAGTCATTGCGGCTTATCAAGCGGCTCAAGCTGAAAGCATTGGCGCATGATCCCAGAACTCCAGAAATATTATGAAGATCGCTTCTCTATGATGGGAAGTGATGGATGGAAAGACTTGGTGGAGGATATTGACACCATGATTGCATCCTTGAATAATATATCTGTGATTTCTGATGAACAAAGCCTACAATTCAAAAAAGGTGAACTTTCTATACTTACTTGGCTGAAAACCTTGAAAGAGGTCAGCGAGAGAGCATACGAGGAACTCAATGAAAAGAATGTTTGATTTTGCCTGTGCAAACGGGCATAAAACCGAAAGACTGACTGATTATGAGTCGATCAGTTTTAGGTGTGAATGTGGTGAAACAGCCAACCGCATTCTTTCTGCTCCAAACTTCAAACTAGAAGGGTGGTCTGGTTCTTTTCCATCAGAGCATGGAAGGTTCGAGAAAAAACACCTAGATCAGTTGAAGTGGGAGCAAAAGCACAACTCACAAGCATAAACGCCGAGTTGATTCTCCTATAACCGAAACGGCAGGAAAAAGGGATAATATGTTGATTGACCAAGAACCTGAGATGAAGAGTGAGTTAGAAGCTGAAGAATCCAAGCTATCTGACACCATTGCGCCAGCAAGCCCTGGACTCCCTGATAAATACAGGGATAAAAGTCTGGAAGACATTGTTCGGATGCACCAAGAAGCTGAGAAGCTAATTGGCAAGCAAGCGCAAGAAGTGGGAGAGGTAAGGAAACTTGCTGATGAACTCATAAAGCAGAACCTCAGTTCAAAGCAACAGACTATTAAAGAGGAAGAGCCTGAAGTAGATTTCTTTGAGAATCCACAGAAGGCAGTTCAGAAGACTATTGATAATCATCCTGATGTTCTCGCCGCCCGTCAAGCGGGTGTGGATTTCAAAAGGATGCAGATTCAGCAGAAGCTAACGCAAGAGCATCCTGACTACAGTCAGATTGCTCAAGATCAGGACTTTGTGAATTGGGTGAAATCCTCGCCTGTTCGCCTTGGTCTGTATGCAAAAGCAGATGGTGAGTTCGATTACGATAGTGCCAATGAGTTGCTCTCTACTTACAAGCAGTTGCGTGGCGTAAAACATAAGCAGACTGAACAAGCGGGTGAAACCGCCAGGAAGCAAAATATGAAGGCCGCACAAGTGGATGTTGGTGGAACTGGTGAGAGTTCAAAGAGGGTATACAGACGGGCTGACCTTATTCGGCTGAAGATGACAGAACCTGACCGCTACGATGCTTTGAGTGGTGAAATCATGCAAGCATACGCAGATGGACGGGTTAAGTAACTTAACTTTCGTTTCTTAGGAGAAACAACATGGCAACAGCATTTTCCCCCAGTAACTCAGTTACTACGACCACAGCAGACAAATTCATTCCTGACATTTGGAGTGATGAGATTGTTGCGGCTTACAAGAAAAACTTGGTTCTTGCTAACCTCGTTATGAAGATGAACTTCAAAGGTAAGAAGGGCGATACGATTCATATCCCCGCACCTACCCGTGGTTCAGCATCTGCCAAGGCCGCAGAAGCCGCAGTCACTTTGATTGCCGCTACTGAGTCTGAAGTAACTGTGTCGATCAACAAGCACTATGAATATAGCCGCTTGATTGAGGATATTGTCGAGGCCCAAGCCCTGAACAGCTTGCGTAACTTCTACACCTCTGACGCTGGTTATGCCCTGGCTAAACAAGTTGATACCGACTTGGTTCAGTTGGGTCGTTCTACCAATGGTGGTGCAGGTACTAATGCTTACGCAACTGGTGCGTTCATTGGTGGCGATGGTACGACTGCTTATGTTGCCGCAAACAACAATGAGTCAGCACTGACCGATGCTGCCATTCGCCGTACTATTCAGCGTTTGGATGACACCGACACCCCTATGGATCAGCGTTTCTTCTTGATTCCTCCATCAAGTCGCAACACCCTGATGGGTCTGGCTCGTTACACTGAGCAAGCCTTTGTGGGCGGTACTAACAGTACCATTCGCACTGGTGAGATCGGTAACTTGTATGGCATCCCTGTGTTTGTCTCAAGCAATTGCGACACTGCATCAGGCACTGATGCTGCACGGGTTTGTATCATGGGTCATCGTGATGCAGTGGTTCTGGTTGAGCAAGTTGCTGTTCGCTCACAAGTTCAGTACAAACAAGAGTATTTAGCTACTCTGTTTACCTCTGATACCTTGTATGGCGTTCAGATTCTGCGTGCAGCCGCAAGCGTAAGTGCAGCCAAATCTGCATCTATGTTTGCACTTTTGGTTCCCGCCTAATTGCAGTTGCGCCCCCTGCCCTAGTGGTGGGGGGACTTTTTTAACCTAATTAGGAGAAATCAAAATGGCAACCGCTTCAGCAGTAGTTACCCGCCGTGGCAACGACAGTTTTCGGGGTTTGTTCTCTGATACTTGGTCTGTTGTTTGTACTTTGAATGCTGGCTCATTAGTTGATGGGGCTGGTGAAACAGATGATGTAACAGTTCCTGGTGTCGCCTTGGGTGACATGGTTCTTTGTGCATCTTTGGCTGTGGATTTGGTTGGTTTGACTGTCACTGGCTATGTCAGTGCTGCCAACACTGTCAAGTTTCGCATCCAAAACGAGTCAGGTTCAACTGCGGACTTGGCATCAGCCACTATGGACATAATTATTGTTCGTATGGTGTGAGGATTGGGGGGCTAGTCCCCCCTTTCTTATTTAAGGGTTTCAATGGCTACTTTTCGTTGTCTTCAGTCTGGTAACACAGTGAGTTTTACCTTGCAACATGACATTGACTCAATGAAGGGTCATCAGGGTTATGTTCGTATTGATGAACAAGAAGTGTCTGACATTCCTGATGAAGTGAGGACAGATACTCCCTTCATGCCGCCAGTTGTACGGCGCATGGGTCGCCCAAGGAAAGTTGCAAATGTCTGATATAGACGCTAGAGATTTTGGAAGACTGGAGGCTCAAGTTGAGGCTCTCCAGACAGAAGTTCACTCTTTGAGCAAAGATGTGAAGGCTTTGTTGGAACTTGCCAACAAAGGCAAAGGTGGGTTTTGGATGGGTATGACTATCGCTTCATTCATGGGCGGTGCGATTACCTTTGTTGCTGATCGTGTCTGGAAATAAAGGAGAACGCTATGCCTATGGTCGGAAAAAAGAAGTTTCCCTACTCTGAAAAAGGCGAGAAAGAAGCCAAAGAGTACGGCAAGAAAAAGGGTGTTCCTGTGACCATTATGATTGCAGTTGGTAAACCAAAAGGCTTGCCTATGCGTGGTGGTCGTACTGCTACCAACATGATGAACAAAGCTAAAAAGGCAAAATAATGTCATCTTTAACTACTCCTGTCACTCTATTGAGTGCTGTTGTCGCAACTGGTGCGTCAAAAGCTGTGCAAGCTGATGCTGGTCAACCTGCATTTCTGCAAGTTTCTGGTATTACCAGCGCAACTGTTGCTTTCCAAGGTAGCTTGGATGGGACAACCTTTGCCACAATTGGCACTGCTTTGACCGCTGATGGCATCGTAACCATTGCCAATGCTCCCAAGTATTTGAGGGCTAACTGCACCGCATACACCTCTGGAACCATCACGGCTAAAGTGTTGTACTGATATGAAAATGACCAAAGCGGCTAAAAAGGTCGGAAAAGTCATGCGTGAGTACAAAGAGGGAACTTTGCATTCTGGGTCTAAAAAGGGGCCAGAAGTGACTTCCCGTAAGCAAGCAATTGCCATTGCATTGTCTGAAGCTGGCATGGCAAAACCTAAGAAGAAGGTTAAAAAGGTGAAGTAGATGAAATCTCCTGTTTGGCAAACAAAAGCTGGTCAAAATCCAAAAGGCGGCTTGAATGCCAAGGGCAGATCATCTTATAATGCGGCAACTGGTGGGA